CCCTTAAAGGTACCAGTTACAGACTAGCTGTCTGCTCCTGCATCAGCGAACGCAATGGCGTCCTCTTCTTCCCACTGAATACCGAAACGTACGAATACGGTGTACTCAATGGTGTCCTTCTTTGGCTTGTACTCACGGTTAACAGTGATGTCTCTCTGGAAACCCCATACACGGTTCTGAGGGAATGTAAGGTCTACATAACCTGCAGGGTAGTAAGGAACTTCCTGAACATCAATGCCTAGAACACGAGTAGTACGTGCTCCACCGAAAGTCTGTCCAGCACCATCTAGGTAAGCCTGGCGGTTAGCTGGAGTACCTGCAGGAGTTCCTGCAAATGCCTCAGCAATAGCGTCGGCTAGTGTACCGTTGTTCTTGATGATTCCCTGGAATGCATCAGTACCAGCGTAGAACTTAAGGTTTGACTTAAGTGCACGGTACTTACGAGGCATTGCAAGAATAATCTTCTGCATTGCATCGGTAGTCCAGTTGTCATCAGCAACAGTTACAACAGCTTCGTGTGCGTCACCGTTTGTGGTTACCTTGTTGGTGAAACCTTGCATAATTCCAAGGAATGCACCGTCGCCTGAATCTCCAGTACCATTGATAGCTAGATCTTCGATGTCATTAGCAAAAGCGTTTGTCATCAAACGAACTAGGTGATCTTCAAGGGCACCTCCTTCAATTCCGTCTTCTAGTGCTTCAGCAGATACTTCCCAGTCCAAACGAATCTTCTTGGTTGTAAGCTCTACCTTAGAGAATGTTGCTCCAGTGTTGGTGTAGTCACCGTTAGCCTGTGCAGCTGCACGGATAACACGCTCTCCAACGTTAACCTTTTCGAGTTCCATGGTGTTAGCTCTCATAGTAACTCTGCGACCATCCTTGGCGAGAATTGTAGCATCCCACACGTAGTCAATAAAACGACGTGCCTGCTCTGGGCGTAGGATACCTGAACCTGCCTCACCTGAAGGGTTAATAGCATTTGGACCAGTGGTTGTACCTAGGTTCGGTGTTGCAATGTTACCAAGTGCACCTGCTGTAGCATAGTTACCTGGAATGTTTGCACCAGCCTCTGAACCAGATGCGAACGCACCTTCTCCATTAAATAGACCAGAATCATTTCCTGATGAATCTGGATTGTTTTTCTTAATTTCTTCCGACATAATTGTCACCTCCTAAGTGATTTTTATTTATTTGAATAAATCGGCAGTTTTGAGGAAACGACCGCCCCATAGGGATTTCTCAACCTGTTCTGGTTGAGATTCCTGAATGATCTCGCCTAGATCACCAGATTTACGGAAAGCAGTGTCAGCCTCAACAGCGTCTACTCTCTTTCCAAACTCATTAAACACATCCTTGCTTGAAGTTACCTCGTTCTTTACTTCAGTAAGTGATTTGTGTAGTTCTGCAATTTGTTCAGCCTGAGCTTGAACAACAGCAGTTAGATCGCTAAAGGCTTTTGTAACAACATCTTTTACATCTGCAATAGATGCCTCAAGAGTGTCGTCTGACTTAGATACTTCCTCAGCTACTTCAACGGTTGCATCAGTAGAGTCTGACTTTTCCTTCATGTCGTCTTCATCTGAATCTTCAGACTCAACAGCACCTGGCTTGTCATCTTCATCAGCGTCTGCTGATTTTTCTACTGCTACATCTGCTGCTTCAACTGCTGCATCTGCCTCTGGAGCGACCTGTGATTCTTCAACTACATCATCAGACTTTTCTGTGATGTCATTTGTTGTTTCAGTCATAGGACTTTCCTCCTTATTAATCTCAGTCTTAATGCCTTTAGCACTGTCAACTAAGAACTTTATCATATCTGTTTTTTCGTCATCATTTTTTTCAACGAAACCTATGTTTTGCATTGCCTCACCAGAGGTTGGAGATTTCTCAACTTCATTTTGTGAAAGGATTACAACGCCAGAATCTTTGTCCCAGAATACATTTTCAATTTCAGTATCTACACCCTTAACAGTATCCTTGCCATCTACTTTTTCAACAGAAAGGATGTTTGCAAATTGATTTGCTGGAGTATCTACTAGAGAAAGCTCTACTAGGTCATACTCTTTAATAATGCGGATAGGAGAATCCATCTTCTCGTCATAAGCGTCATCCCACTTATTCATTCTACCGCCAATAGAAAAACCTGAAAGGGTACCGTCAAGTACCTTCTCCCAGGTGTCCTGTGCTCCCTTTGAAACATATGCAGATACATATACTCCACTATAAAACTTCTTTGTTTCAGGGTCAAAATATTTGTCTTCTTTAAATGCTACCATTTTGCCAACAGCTAGTGGCTGGTGCATTTCACGGATATTACCACGGAACTTAGAGAATGCCTTTACTGATGCCTCTGAAGTAACAATGTCTTTTTGACGGTCAACGTTATCGAGGGTGGCAAATCCAGAAACGATACGACGTTCCTTATCTACTTTAGAGAATGGCATCGATAGGCGAACATTTTCACCCTCAGAATCCCAATGTGCTTTTGCGATAGTCATGGTAGTTTAATTATAAGCCCTTTTTATAAAAATGTTATCAAAATGTGAATAAGTCTGTGGATAACTTTTTACTGAGAAGCCCGTCCCTCTCCCTGGGCATTTCTTCCAGAAACTGTTGCAGTGCTGTCAGATGCATTGTTTGTTCGTTCTGCATCTCTTGCACGGTTGCCTGCAAGATTAGCTCTAGCATCTGTAGCCTGTCTTGGAGACAGGTCTAAGAATTCATCACCCTCTGGGTGCTGAGGAAGGCCAAGCTGAATACGAGCTTCATTCTTGGTAATAACCTGATTCTTTACGTATCTTTCAATAATTTGAGACTGAGCAATTTCATCTGTAAGGGTAAGCTCATTTAGCTTGAACTCAAGCAAGTCTGTCTTTTCTTTAATGATCTTGTTGATAGCCTTTTCAAGGTTACGCTGGGCTGGTCTTGCCACCTGTTCTTTAAATGTGCGGTCTTGTGCAAGAGCTGCTGCAATAGCTGCGGAATCCCCTCCACCAATCTTTGATAGCGGTACCTGGTGGGCAACGAGAATGTCGTCACGATTTCTAATGCGATATTCGTTAAAAGATGCTTCCTGGGTGCCAGTCTCTACAGCTTCCATCTTGAACTCAACCTTATTGGTATCTGAGTCTCCTGGTAGTGGAATGTACAGAGTTCTGTGATTAGAGCCCTTTAGGCTTGTCTGGAGAAAGCGGAACATCTTGTCCTCAGCCTCTTCAGAAAGCTTGGCACCCTTTAGGGTAACAATATAACGAGGGACACCCTTATTTGTAAAGTAATCAATGTTGTACTGTGATGCAAGTGCGTCGCCCTGTAGTGAAGAGATGGCAGACATGATGTCTGGTACTCCATAAAAAGTATTTAGTGGAGAGTATTCTTTATAGTGAATAATCTCATTTGGTCGTGGATCATTAGTAATTGGATTAGCATTATTTGCCCCGAAATTACGGAAGTAAACTACTTTATTTCCAATAATCTGAATATAGCCATCCTTGAGCCTACGTACACGCATTGTAGTAGCAGGGATGTGACCAATGTAACCAATCTCGCCAGCTACGGTTCTACCAATTTCCAAGTATCCATTTCCAGTTGCCTGAACATCTGTGTAAAACTTCATCATGGTGTTTGTAAAAGAGTCGTCATCATTTAGAGACTCTAGCCAGTCATGCAACTCAAATTTTGCTCGCTCTATACGCTTGCGAGCCTTTTCTGTCGCTGTGGAATTTATTGATGCCTCAAGAGCCATCTCTGTACGCTTGGTTGCTTCAAAATCATATCCTAGGCCAACGATGTTTTCCACCTTGGCGTCGATTGCTGCGTGGTTGGCAAATGACGTGTCGTAGAAGTTAGCAAGTTCGTACAGGTTCCATGGTGGTGTTATAACATCGAAAATTCCATAACCATTACGGTAAACTCGACCTGGGTTAATTTCCTTTGATGTTGCACCATTAATACCACGGTTAATTGCTAACGCACTATCTTGATATGCAAGGCTATTAATATCTACGTTATTGTAGCCTACAGTTGTATCAATTGCGTAGTCTGCTTTGTCAATTCTATCTGAGCGACGCTTAAAATTCTTTTCTAATCCTGTAAGCCCCTTAAGATCATCCCAAGTCTTTGAGAATGGATCTTGCTCTTTAAAAGGATTTCCTTCTTGCTCAAAGTCGGGCATGCCCAAATCTCTAATATAATATTCGTTTTCGGACATTACTCATCACCATACATTGCTAAGGTTTGCTTTGCAGCCATTACTGCTCCAAGGTCATTAAGGTTTGGAATAAGCCCCTGAGCCATTCTTTCCTTCTGTTCTGAGTATTCTTCTTCGGATACCCTAGCAACACCAGGCATAAACTCGTATGAGCCATCGCCCTGACCAAGTGCTGTTGCTTCTCGAACTAGTTTCTGAATCTGAATGGCGTCTCCCCTATGGGACGGTATGTTTAAAACACTACCGTTTCCGTCTGTGAAAGGCTTGCCGTTGGCCTTCTTCCAGAAGTAAATACCCCAGTCATACTGCTTATCCAAAACTGTAATTTTAGATTCGCCAACCTGACCAGGAACTTTAAATTTTTCAGGATTCATAACCATAAGTATACCATATTATACTTAATTGATTGTAAATAAGTCCGTAGTTGCCCTAGAAAGTATATGGTACTTATATCGACTAGCCCTTAAAATAGTTTTGTCATCAATACCGACCCTTGATGTTCCAGCATATGTTTTATAGATTCCTGAAGGATCTACACCATAAAAACTAGATGAAGCTAGAACAAGTACCTCAAACCATTTAAATTGACCTTCCCAATATTCCCAGTCAAATGTTAGAAGACCGTCTTCTTTTACTTTTAGCCATTGTCTAGCTGAGGTGGTCTGAACCTGCTGAAGGTTTACAGCATTATAGTATGAAATGTTTGTAACTGTTAGTGGACCAGTCACCCGAATAGCTCCGCCAACTACCGAGAAGTCAATAAAGCTTGCCAAACCAATTCCAATAGACGACCACTGTTTTATCGTTAAAATGGCGTCCTTAACAACTTTCCCGTTTACATAGAATCCAACACCATTCTCAACCTGCCCAGTTTTAACATTTACTGCATAAAGCTTAGCTCTTTTCCCCTCTGGATGTGTTGCTTCCATAAAAATCTTTAAATGTCCAGAAGCAGACTCAATTTCCATAACCTCTGTAGGTGAGTATGGGAAAAAGTCATCTTCAAATTTTGTGAAAAATTGCAAAGCAATCATTTTATATTTTGAAGATTTTTCTATATTTACAGGTATTTCTATGCCACGACTTACATAGCTAGAGAAGTCACCACGCATCCTGATTCCACTATTTTTATTCAAATAGAGATATGGGGTGCTTCCCTTATAAATGCTAAATGGGTTTTTTGTTTTAAAATCATAGTAGAAGCCATTTTTAGTAAATGGATATACGTCTGTTCCATACTTTGTTCCAATTGGAGTTCCATAAGAATTATTAAGAGAAACCGACGCTAGCTGCAACTTATCGATTGATACTGGCTTATCTGATGTTCCGCTAATTAGAGACATAACTTCTATAAACATCTCTGTTTTAGAAAAGTCAATGCCTGATGGTGGGTAGATGATCATGTCATCTACAATTTCATATTTAGTGTTAATCCATTCTTCCCCTGGCGACACAATTCCATTTTTAGGTGGTGAGACAATTTCTGAGTAATAGCTTTCAGAATTTGCCATTCCAGAAGAAACATCTTTAAAGTATATGTATGTTTTTACTAGTGCACTAGATGTGTCATATCTATATGTTTGTCTAGAGTTATGCTGAAGATCTTCATAGTCAATATACCCCGTGTACAGTCCGTTATCCAAATCACTGTATCTCTTTTGAGTAGGGTTTGAAAATTTTAGATTTAGTTCTTGATATGTCCACGACTCATCTGTTTCAGTTACTTTAACAAATGCTCCTGGGGCTGGATATCCAATGTTGAATTGAATGAAGTCTAAGTCATAAACGCTATCTCCACGGCTATTTTTAATGTATTTTCCAAAATATGACATTGGCAGTGATGATGTCCAAGAACTATATGAATAAACATCTAGAGACATCGTGTCTGACTTTTGCAAAATATCCAAAGAGTAGCTAGTATACAAATTATTAATAATGCCAGAAGACGAGTATTGGAGAGGGACGCCTCCGTCATAGTACTCTGACCATATAGTAATATCTGAGTCTCCACCGTCCACAATACCGTCTATGACTAGCTGCTCATATGTCCATTCTCCATTTACTTGCTCAACACTGGTAATTTTTGCTGGCAAAATATATCCAGATGCCTCTGACTGATTTACTGGACTTGAACCAACCAACAATCCATTTGGAGCAAAATACTGACTTGATTTTCCAAAAGCAAATTCGTTTAAAAATGAAACATCGTATATTTTTCCAGAAAAACTATTTTTGTCTGGTCCTCCGCCTACGAATAACTCTAATGAATCTTTATTCGATAAAAATTTTGCTAGATCATTACTAAAATAAGACCCTATCCTATCAAAGGCTAGACCGATAGCAAAAATTTCTCCAATTCCTGGATACGGGCTAGCAGCAATAGTGGTCATTTGTCCATAAGACATAAAAGAATACCAGATAATTCCTGGTGTTAAAAATACCTCAAAATAGTTGCCAGAAGTAACGTCTTTAATCAAAACTAGCGTTTCGTAATCAAAGTTGTTGGAGGTGACTTTGAATACTCCAGAAATTGCCTCTAGCTTATTGTCTAGTGGGTTTAGGCTTTTAAAATAAATACTAGACTCTTCTGGTAATTCTATAAAATTTTCAGACTCGTTTTGTACTGAGAAGTTATCTGAAAGTATTTGGCTCTGAGTGCTATTCGCTGAAATAATTATTGGTGGTTCATATTGTGGAGTAGACAGTCTATTTCTGGACAGTTGCATATTATTGTTTGTTCCATCAGACCAGCTTCCAGTTTTTGGATAGCTATAGCCATTTGAGTATTTTGAAAACTCGTAATCAAAATATATGCTCTTTCCACCAAAAGCTGTATTTAAAGATTCTGGATTGTCAACTGCTTGGCCATATACCCATCTACGCTTAGCAATTACATCTGATATTAAGTATGAATAAAGCGAAATAGAGTTAATCTCAAATGGTGTTGTCTCTTGGTGAGAATATACACCAATCCAGTCTGACTGATATCCGTCAGTAATTTCTTCTGGTAGGCTAACTGTAGACCTGTCGACTGATATCTTTGCCACCGATTCTCCATTAACCAGTAGTGAAATTTCTTGATCTGAAATAACTATATGAACAATCATTGGCCTAGACCACTCACCAACAAAGTGCGATTCCGAATGTCCAGAAACTTTTAGCTTTAAGAATGGTCCGTCCACATACAGCCCATCTGACGATGCCACGGGACCGAGAATTCTTCTTTCTGATGATGTCGCTGAATTAATTCTCATCCAGAATTCAAGGGTATAGTTTTTGTTTTGTCCAGACTTATTTAAAAATCCAAGGCCTGGTATCAGTATGGATGGCAAGCCATCGTTTGGATAAATTGTTGTTGATGACTCTGAGCCATAGACGAGTGGCATTCCAAAATTTCTAGCATACAATCTTGAATCGTTTGCTAAAATATATCCGTCTTTTGTAGACTCTAAAGATCCTAGAACTCTTATTGCTTTTGTATTTTCTGGTATTCCATATATAGAGTCTGAGATAAATTCTGGCCTTACCCCCATTGAGCTTGATGAAAATTCTTCTGACCACTGACCAATTGCACATCCAGATACAAAAAGATTAACTGGGTCAAGGGATGGGTTTGACAAATATTCTATCTCCAAAAACAATCCGTAGTCTTCGTTTAGACCTGAAGGAACATCGAAGGTTTCGGATAGCATCATCCAGTTGTTATTAAGCAATCTCGAAAACTTTTTATATACGTCATAAGATCCGTAGGTTTGATCATTATAGGATATTCCCAAAGATATTGAAAGTATTGACCCACCAGTCATATATACAAAAGAAGATACTGAGAATGTCCCAAGATCAATGTCTAGGTCTGCTAATGACCCCAAAGTATTTCCAGAAAGTCTAAATTTAATAGTCTCTTCTGCAACAGCTGGAGTGTCTGTAATTTCATAAACCTTTTCTCCAAGTATCGGGCTGGTTAGTGATAGATTTTCTTCTACCTCTACAGTAGATGAATTACAAGACCAAAGAGACACATCCCTATCTTCAGAGCTTAAAATAGACACGTAGTCAGCTTGATCATCCAGAGCCCAAACGGCTAGTGGGTGCTCACTAAGTATTTTAGTAGTATATAAACTAAGAGGAGTAGACATTATAAGTCTATTTTATCATACTATACGGGTAAACCAACGGGGGGTTGTATATCTAGTACCAGAAAGTATTGGCATAACTCCATGAACAAAATTTGGGTTATCTGGAAAACAAATTAAATCTCCAGCCTCTGGCTTAATTGAGATTTCGTGGTCTGGAAAAAATACCTCTCCTCCAGTATAGTCATCATTCAGATAAACAAGAGTGGCTATGTCATTTGGCTTACTAGAATCGAAATGCTTATGCATTCCCCTTCCTTCCTCAAAACGAGCAATGTGGGTCTTAAACTCATTAAAATCCATAAATGGGCCAGGGTAAGAGTCTTTGACAAATGCGTAGACTCTTCTTCCATGGTAATTAATCAAGTCTAGGATGTCACTATCTCTCAACCTGATCTCTTCGTGTGTGTGAACTGTAAACTCTTTTTCGTTATTGCCAAAATGATTAAATAGGCTATCATATGTCTTTGCATATTCAGATATTTTTAAAGCATCTTCTTTAGGCATAAAACCTTTTTCATGAATAATTAAATTTTTCATTAGAATCCTCGAATTTCCCAATCGTCCCACTCAATATCTTCATAGGCTACTTTGTTAGGCATAAAGTGTTGTCCTTTGTGTCCCATCCAGGCTTCAGAAAGCAGGAGATTTCCTTCTTGAATTTTAGTAATTCCGTGAGAGTTTTCTTCATTTTCTACAAAATATATAAGATCTCCAGGCACTGGAACAATTTCTTTATTTAAGTTTGGAAATATAAGGTTTCCACCATTCGCTGTAGTTGTCCAAAAAATATAAGACTTATAGGTTTTTTCTGGCTTTTCTGGATCCCAGTGTACGGCGGAATAGCTTCCTGGCTTATATCTTGCAATATAGTGTTTTGAAAACATAGGTGGGTGGTATTCGGATTCTTCCTGCTGCTGAACAGCGTCGTAGAATCCTTTTGAATATTTTGAGAATATGTCTAAGATATATTGTGGCATTTCACCACGAGTATGGATATCAAACTGGGCGGACAACTTACCAAAAAGATCGTCGTGCAGTGGCACGTGATCGTCTTTTGTATTAAAGTTTATTGAATCAATATAGTCTAAAACAATAGATAAATCTTGTTTGCTAATAAAGTTTTTTATTATATAAAACATTACTTAAACCTATCTTCTTTATTTTGATGCTTAGGTAAATTTGATGCACCACACTTAACACAGGTAAGCTCTACTATTCCAGTAACTGGACACTTACTGCCATGTAGAACATCATGCCCACGCAGAATACATGTTCTTGCCTTTACCCACTTTTTAAAGTTTGACAAAATTATCTCCACGGTTTGGGTCAAATGGTAGGATATCATATGCAATCGTTATCCTTGGTCTTTCGCTACCCCAGTCTCCACGTGAGTGTGGGTGACCAGTTTCAGAAACCACTGCCCTATTATTTTTATTAATATTTTCAAACATATTTGATGGATCTTTGTGTATTTGATAATGCGTTACCGATGGCTCGGCATCTACGCAGTAGTATCCATGAAAGTCTGGAACTCCATAACCATGATTGTGATCATGCAGGTTTTTAACATCATATTTGTGAAGTCCATAGTCGTAGTTAAACCAGGCCATTACTTGGTAGTTTTGTTCTTCAAAGTTAATTCCATAGTATTCACATGCCTCTATAGTCATTTCTTTTAGTGCCAAATGAAGTTTTTGAAATGGCTCATAGGTCTCTTTTAGTAAGTTATAC